CGTCAGCTGTCATTCGTGCGGTTGGCGATCCACGGCCAGAGCCCATGGCGCCCCAGCCGTTAGTTAGAATCAACAAGTCGCGCTTGCCAGTCCACAGGTTCCAGTAGTTACCTGGTGTGGTGGCGTTTCGCATATACTGCTTGCTTCGGTTGTTCGCGAACGGGAAAAGCTCCTGGCGGCAGATAAAATCAGGCTGAACTGTGGTTACAAGTGCTCCATCTTCAGGCCATCCGTCAACGAACCTCGCCCTTTCAATAGTAACGCCAGAGTTGTACTGGTTTGGCAGCAGGCTAATATCAGCGAACGCATGCACGCCACCAGTGTTTATGAAGTTGTTAGTTTTCTGCCCATATTGTTGCTGACCGCCAACCATCCAGTCCATAATACGGCCCCATATACGAGCATTACCAATATCATTGGGGTGTACGAGGTTGTATGGATCTGATGGAGACGACGGCCCCATGTATTGACCGTCAGCGCCTTTTGAATCCCAAGATTCTGCATAGACGTCATACAGCGCGCACTGGAATTTGTCGGCGGCCTCTCTGAATATTCCTCGGATTTGTTCGTACCAATACGAGTCCCTACCGTTATCAGGGTCATCGCTGGAGCTAGGTGTTACCAGTAAGATGCCAGTTTCGTAAGTGCTGCCATATGTTGCAGATCGAATCTCTTGCAGCTTATTGAACATGCTGTTTTTGAAGGTGGCGAGCCGCGTAGTTCTGTCTCCTGCTCCTTCGTTTTTGCCATAGCCGATAATGAATAGATCAGAGGTGGCAGACAGATACGGGAGAGCATCCATTTGCGCCATTGTTGTTCCGCCAACCCCGTGGTTAACCACGTTGAATGGGTGGGAGCACCCGCTATATCTTGCCATTAACGGCAACATATATTGAAGGAAGAACGGCCAAGTAAGATAGTTAAATCCGCCAGCAATGGTAGAATCACCAAACAGGTGAACGTTTACTGCACGACTAGTAACCGCCATAACCCGGTCAATTCGCGTTAAAAAATTTCGTCCTGTAGCTATCTGGTTTTTGTTGGCGTAGGTGTTGTACTGGGTATAACTCGTGCCATTGGTACTGACAATTGCACCAGGCCCCGGAGTATCGATACCATAATTATTGCTAGGTCTTGAAGTAACCAAGTAGTTGCCGGCTTCAAGATAGCGCTCGTCCTTAATGAATGCAGAAGCTAATTCGGCTTCAATCGCGGACTGATCATTAGAAATTCCGTTGCCTGCCGCGCCACCGTCTTTCATTACCCGATGACCTGTGTTACGTGAGCCAAGAGAGCGCGATCCATAACCAACATAATCAGCGCCAGATGAAGACGCCAGAAGCGCGCGCAAGCTGGCGTCACCAACATCAACAAGCAAAAGGCTATCTGTTGCCCATGTGCCGGTAAGGCCTGCCGGAAAGCTCGCAGGCTGTTTTACCTTGTAAACAGATCCTGCGCGATCAATTAACTGTGTAGGCCTAAGGACCGTTAAAGGGCTGCCGTCAACATATACGAGATGGGTCGGCTCGAAGCCCATGGACTGAAGAAAATCAGAAACAAGTGTTTCCATGCCTGACCATGTTTCACGCGCACGACCGAATCTATCGATAAATGACGGGAGAAGACTTCCCATTGCATCATCAAAATTTGAAGCGTTATCATAAAGATCTTTGGCGCTAGTAGACCCTAGAGGATTTCCGGTGTTATATGTGTTGGTCACAGTGGCGCCCTTATGTCAAAGAAAAAGTGCAAAAACCTTGAATGGTAACGTTGGTGCAGTTAGCACAAGTAATTGTACCGTCTGTATTGATAACAATTCTTGGGCCTGCAATTGTTGTAGAAAGAGCTGTATTAGGTGGACTGGCGACAGGCACAACCACCTGAGAGAAAGGCCTGAAGCCGGCAGGAAGAGTCGCGATAACTGTCCCGTCCGTTGCTGTGCCACCTGTAACCCTAAGCTCAAGATAGACAAAATCAACAAGCTTTCTATATGCTGCTCGACCGCCTGCCGCTACAGTCCATGAGTTTTGCAATGTAAGGCTAACCATTGCCGTCGCAGCAGATCCAGTACCACCATTAGCAATTGGAACTAAAGACGCGCCAAGTAACGCAGTAAGAGCAGCTGTCTGGCCTGTTGCGCCAGTGCCGCCATTAGCAATCGGGGTGGCAACGCTTCCAGCGGTAACACGACCCTTGGCATCCGTTGTTACTGATCCATAAGTCCCAGCTGTGCCTGCGCTAGATAGAGTAATAGTTGATGTGACATTAGCGCTTCCATCAAAACTAGCAGTCCACGCAGCATCTCCAGTTGCGGAAATAGTTCGAGCGGTAGTAAGTTTAGCGGCACTACCGGAAAACGAACCTGTATCAGATAGCGATATAGCGCCAATTGCTGCTCTTGCATCTGCCGCTGTTGCTGAGGCAAGAAAAGTCCTAATGAACGTCTGCCATGCGCTCAAAATAGCCGTGCGCAGTTGCGGTCTCGTCTGCTTTCGTGTCTGCCCTGACTGGGTGACTAGCCCGAAATCAGCCTCTGTTCCAGCATCTGCTGGAGGCTGAGCAGATAATTTTTCTTCGGCCATTTTAGGATTCCATGGTTAAGATATTTCCAGATTCTGTCAGCAGGATTGCGCCAGACTCCATAAGAAACATTGGGATTGGAGGGATTGAAGGCCATTCACGATTCATTGCAAAATCGAAAATAGACTGGTCGATAATAAAATCAGGGACCAAGCCCCAGTCATCACCCAAAATAGGCCTTTCCCTTAATTCAAGTTCAGCCGAGAATGACCAAAGAAGCGGACCCACTCTAGACGGGCCAGAATAGATATCAGTGAATCGTGCTGTGTAGTCTTGATAGCCGAGCGAAGTTTCAAGTGGACACTCGAACCACTGCGAACCATCGATTAGCTGATCACGCCACCAAGCCTCAAAAGCTTGCGACTGTGCCGAATTGAATATCCAGCTAATGCTAGCCATAGTCGGAACGCTGGTGAAATTTCGGCGTTGACGAGCGCGACCGCTAGCTAGCTCTGATCGTTTTAATGGCGACACAGTTTGATAGGTTCTGCCATTATGTAACCCTCGCGGTAATCCTGCTGGATAGTTAATCATGGCGCTGAATTATCATCATCGGAATAGACTAACTCATTATACGTCATCGCCTCTACGTTGGCAGAGTCAGTGCCGTTTGGAGATATCGACGTGATCAAAACCTTGTAACCTATTCCGAATAGCAAGTGCGGTGGCTCACGATCAAGTGTTGTATCTGGAGGGAAGTCCAGCCCGGAGATAGACAGGTGGAAGTCATCGATACGTGTTGCGATGTATGGGCCGGAACTAGTTCCTTCCTCTCGTCGCAAATATAGGTAGTGTGGGCCAGCATCAGACCAGTCGAAAGCTTCTGACGATTCAATGACGCCATTGTCATATTCGACCATGAAAGCCGATTGAGCGTAGCCGGGAACATCATCAGCAACCTGAACATAGCTCAGGTAACGGCTATTCAGCGCATCGAGCTCCGTTGACCAATTGTATTCCCAGCGACGATATTTCAGTGCGCGGCGTTGACGCATGCCAATACGCCATGCTTTCGTGCGGTTAGTGCAGCCTTCTGCCTTGATTTTTTGCACCCTGGTTCCGGCATCACCTGGAAGTCTGCATTCAACCGTCTCGACCTGCCACGACACGCCATCAATATATTCAACGTCAACGCCATCATAATCATCAGGACGAACAGCAGTGAAATCACGCTCAAGGCCGCGAGTCATGTTCTGAGGTGTGTACATTGATTCGAACACAGCTCTAGGTTCGTCACGAGCCGGACGCAACAACCCGCGATCTACCGTAAGCTCGCTAAACCCGCAAGACAGCGCGTCATTGATTACGCCCTTAGCTGTGCCGTTGGTGTTCGTTGCTTGATCGTAGTGATCGCCACGAGCCTTCCAGATGGCGTCTAGTCGGTCTAACTCTACAAGGTCAATATCTGCATCCGTGTAGCCTACGTTTTTTGCGACGTAAGCGAAGAAAGGTGCGATGTCTCTGGTCGCAATCGGAGCCGTCCATGCGCCGCCAGAGCGAGTCGGAAGCTTGCGAGTGGCCTCGACTGAAACCATCGCCTCAGATTGAGCAGATAGCCGGTCACCGCCGCGAGCATTTACGCTCATAACAGTTACATCTGCATAAGAGGCTGGAGCAGACAGCAGCGAGCGGGCGCCATACCAAACAGTATCGTTGTTGATTTCTGTTTCGCGCTCGCCCTGCTGAATAAAGCGTTTCTTGATCCGAGCTTCTGGACGCATAGGATATGGAAGATCTACGCGATTAGTGAACCCCTGAGAGTCCAAGGACGATCCATTATGGGTCTTGTCAATGACAGTCCAGGCGCCCGCGATATCCATGTCACGATATTCGAATGTGTGAAAAGCGCTAACTTGATAAACCTGTCCTTCTCGACCAAGGCCGCACAGCCCGCTAGGCATGAACACATCCCACTCAATAGCCGTAGCTAGCTCGCCAAACGGGCACATGGCGAACGGTCCACGGTAGCCACCCTCAAGGTTTGAAGGGTCAAGGGTGATAGATGCTGAGGCAGTTTCAAGATACGTGAATCCAGGGAAATCGGTATCTACGGCGCCAGTTGAATCAAGTCGCTGCACAGTAATTTGCGGAGTGCTGAATACAGTGATGCGGAACCGCTGGCCACGAGGAGCAATACTGGCCGGAAGAGTACCAATAGTGAGCCCGGTAACCGGAGCGCCACCATCAAAGTTAAGCGTCATCTGAGCGGGAGTTGCTCCTACAGATGGAGTGAAGCTGTTAACCACATACAGGCCGGCGTTTGTTCCTGCAATTTCAATGGTGTCGCCAACGCTTGGCGCGAGCATATCAAGCGCAAACCCTCGCACGATATCGCGAACGCCAGCACCGCCATCAACGAAATCGTATTGGTATGAGACAAGTATGCGAACAATAAGGCCTATACCCCAGTCGCTAGGAAACGCCCCTGCTCCTGACGGAATTGTTACTGTATAACCGCTGAAAACCTGTGATGTAGCAACGTACCCATTCGTTAATGGAGTTGCAACAGTTAATTCGAGCCCCGACGAGCCGTTAGAGCTGGAACCAACCTCTGTGACGTCGTTCCACCATAGATGCGCAGGATCGCCGGATAGGTTGGCACCTGGGCCATACACGTTAATTACTACATCGGCCCCAAGAGAAATGGCCGGAGTGTCGCCAATAAGAATTTTGTTACCAGGAACTTCATGCTCGCCTTTACCAATGCACAGAAGCATCTCAACATGCTGCTCACGTGGTCCTGCAAAGTAACGACGTGGCGGTAGAAGATAGTCAGGGTAAACCTTTCGAGTACCGGCGATCTCGCGAATTGGAGAGTTAAGCTTTACCTTGTTACCCTTGATCGATGCCTCGTTAATCCCCTCGCCGTTTTGAGCGGTGGAGCTA